CAAATATGACTTAATTGCTGCTTTGTGTTTTTTAGATAGTTTCATTAATTGCCTTTCAGTAGTGGGATGTCGAACTTCTCGCCAGTTTGATTTGGCTTGAAAGAAATATGGATGTGCTTATGGTGTGGGTTTATGCCTCTGTATTTTCTGAATTTCCAAAGCGACTTAGCACTAGCAATTTTACCAGCGTGGATTATGTAAGAAATACGCTTATCTTTTTTTGCTGTGAGTCGAAGTTGATCTGCCAGAGCATGACTAATCCCTTGCTCGTTAGAAAGGCCAGAGTCAATATCGAGCGCGCATACTTCGGCTGTGTCTGGTCGTGGGTTGTGATCCGATTTTCGAAGTGCATGTTTACTATCAGAAATCCACCCATCGCTGCGCTTATCGCGATCCAACCATGTTTCATTTATTTGGTCGCGTAGCGTTTTAGCAGCTTTAGATAACCAAGGCTTCATTAGCCAAGAATCAATTTTGCTTCATCAGCAGTTAAACCTAAGCGATCAAGAATTGCTTGGCGTGAGGCTTCCTTTGCTTCGGCTTCCGCTTTTGCTGTTGCTGCATTATCAGTATCTAATTTCATTTGAGCAATTTCCTCAGCGTTGGCATCTCTAATAATTTCCTCGCCAGTTTCGCAATTAACAATTTTTACCTGTGGTTTAGATTTAGTCATTATTTAACTCCGTAAAGTAGAATTGAACCTGATGTAAAATTGCCAGTGCTAGGAAGAAAATCTAAAGACGAAATTGCAGATGTTTGATTATATAAAGCAAATCCAGCCCTATAATTGTAAGTTGTAGTAGTTGTAAAATTTGTAGTTAATGAATAAAAATTTCCAATTTTCCAAGTTGTTGTATTTACATAATCAGGAATATATAAATAATTAATACTTTGTGTGACTGCATTATCACTTGAAGTAGAAATAGTTACATTTGTTGCACCAAAACTAAGATTATCAGCCGCTGCTGTGTCATAACCTGCTACTGAGTGTCTATTAGCATTTGTATCACTATTAAATCTCATTCTAAAAGAAGCACCATCTGATGCTGGTAAAAAATTCCTTATAATTATGTATAAATCTTTATAGGTTGCTGGAATAGATGAAAGTGTTACCGATGCACCTGATAAAGTTGTAGTGCTAATTAAAGTCATACCACCACTTGCAGGTGTTGCCCATTCTAATCCTGTTGCCTGACCTGATGCTGCGGTTAAAACTGTTCCATTAGCACCAACGGCTAATCTAGAAACTGTGTCAGCTGCTGTGGCTGCAATAATGTCGCCTTTAGCATCGACAATAGTTTTAGCAATTGCGTTACCAGCATTTGTAAATACTGTGGTATCAATTGCAGTTCCTAGTGAACGGATTGCTGCTGCGCCATCTTTGACCAGCGCGGTGTCATCTGGAGTAGTCCAGCTATAATTGGTAGTGGTTGCCATTTTATCCTATCCTCATGCGACTATTGTAGCGTATTCCCAAGTTAATGTTGGGTCTATCGTGTTCCAAGCCTCTGTTATTGGCGTGGTATTCCAACGCATCGCCACTTGGCTAAATGCAACTGGAGAAACATTGATTGTTAAAAACAGCTCATTGAACCTAGTGCTCCATGACCAGCCCTCAACATAACCTTCAAATTCTCCACCTGATATTTGGTTAGGTAGATTAGTTAAATAAATTGGCAAGCCCATAAAGACACCCAATAAAGCATCCCGATCTGAGTTATCAATTTCAGGGTTAGTTATTGGAAATGTGATTGATTGGAACTTAGGTAATGGATAAGCTCTTTGAGCGATGTAACGATCAGCAATTGCTTGAGCATCGATAGCTCCATGAATCCTAGAATTGATAGTTTCGGCTTTGTAGCCATATAGGGCAATTGATGCGGCATCACTAGCTGTTTTTTGTGATCCATAATTGTTGCCATAATTTATGTAAATGTCATTTCTAACATCTGATGAACGCATAACAGTTGAAAGTCCAGCACCTAAAGCATGACCGGCATCTAATTCAACATAACCATTGGTCAATAGATAATTCTGTCTGTGGTCAGCATCGGCATAGCCTATGTTTCCAGCATTATCCTCATAGATATAACCAAATGCTGAACTAGCAATATCTGAAACAATGTTATAAATCGTGTCAGTTGTAGTCGGTTGATGTTGCATTGTGTAAAGACCGGGCTGATCTATTTCGCCTAATCCTAAATTTACAGCATTTGCCCAAGTTTCAGTTGGATTGTAAGTTGACCATTGGGAAGCTGCTGGAACATCATTCCAAGTTCCAAGTAATACGCTAGAAAGAATGTCATAAATTTGGTTGCCATCCTCATCCTGAGGAATGTTGCCATCCCAAATTTCTTTGGCTAATTTTGCAAGTGATCCCATTGCAATTAATGTGTATTCAACGACTGTGGCTATTGATCCAGTAGCACCGACCGCAACAGTCACATCTGTAATGTCGCCACCAAATAGGCTTACATAAGTTCCTGCGCTGTTTTTGACCTGTAAATCTAAACTGTCATTAATGTCAAAAGGTAATGTTTGACCATTTAAGGCAACTAAACTTATTTGAATGTAAGATGGATTTGGCTGTGAATAAATATCATCACGACCAGATTGATGTTGAACATCGCTTATCGCTATGTCAGTGTAATCAACCCCACCGACAGTCAATTTCCAATCTGGTGTCCAGACGCTCATGCTTATGGCTTAACGGCTGCGCGTGATAAGTATGGATTTGATCTGGCAGCACTATCATTAACAACTCTAGCAACAGCCCTTGCAGCACCTTCTCCATCGATTGCATTAACAGTTATATTTGTAACGCCTTGACCTGTTGTATAACCACCGCTTGCTCTTGGAACTGATGGTAATGATGATCTAGCAGCTGATGGAGCAGGGTTTGGAATTGATCCTACATTTACACCCGGAATTATATTAACCACTCTGATTAACTCATTTGCTAGTGATACAACTAAGCCAATTGCTTCTCTTAAGAATGTGATAAATCCTGAGATGATTCCACCAACTACTCCAATTGCTTTTCCAAAACTTTCAGCACCTCTTTGGGTTTCAGCAAGGCTGGCACTTAATCCTTCATCACCTGTTAATCCTGCAATAAAAGCATTAAGGGTTGGAATGCCTGTATCGTTTAGAAAAGATATAAATTGCTCAACTGCTGGCAATAAAGCAAAACCTAAACTTTCCTTTGCTTCATCAAATCCTACTTTTAGGCGATCGATCTTTCCTTGAAAAGTCTCAGCATTTGTAGCTGCTGCGCCACCATATAACTCTGCTAATTTGGCTTGAACTTCGGTGAAAGATAATGTCGATAATTCAGCCTTGCTTAATCCAAGTCCTAATCTACCAAGAGATGTAACATTTCCATCTTGAGCACGACCTAAAGCATTTGCAACAGTTTCTAAATCTTTACCTGATGCAGCACTAATATCTAAAGCAAGGGTTAATAACTTTTGGGCTTCCTCAGTTGATTTTGTGCTTACCGCCAATCTCTGCATGGCTGGACGCAATTTATCATCTGCAACGCCAGTCGCTAAAGATGTCTTTAGGATCATGTCCTCAGTTGCCCTTATTTGGGCATCAGTAGCACCTGTGGCCTGTCTTAAAGCATTGGCTAACCTTAACTGTGCCTGTTCATCCTCTATCGCAGCCTTGACTCCATCAACGGCCAATTTGCCAGCATAGGCAACGGCAGCAGCAGCAGCGACCGCAAAAGCAGCAGCAGCCTTTTTTCCAAACTCACCAATTTTGCTTGAGTTAGTTTCAACGGCTTTATCAGCTTCGCCTAACTTCTTTTTTAAGTCATCAACATCGGCAAGGATTGATAACTTTAATGTGCGATTACCGGTTGCCATTAGACCCATTCCTTAATAATGCGAGTAAAACTTTCTTCCCACTTGTTAATCAATTCAGGCTGAATTCTGCGAAGGGTTGGATAAATGAACCATCCGCGAGATCCACGACCTTGCCGTCCAGAATATGTAGGGAACTGTTTGAATTTATTTGAACCAAACTCAACACCACCCCAAAGGGTTTGTGTAGTAGCACCACCTGAAAACTTTTGTCTGGCAAAACCGTAGCGGAACTCACCGATCTTGCTCGATTTAGAGATACTAACGCCATCCGCGACTCTTTGCGCAACTGCGCCAGCCTTTGTTCGACCTCTAGCTGCTTGCTTAATTTCCTCTGATGCAAAATACGCCAGAGCAGCAGATTGACGGCGTGCTTCATCAGTAGCTTGTTCATCCATAAGTTTAAAAGCTTTATAAATATCGCGCAGGTCTTTTTTATTGTAGGCGATTGTTTCATTTGCCATACCTTTGCTCCAATACTTCTATCGCTGTCAAAATGTCGTCTGAATCAACCCATTCGCTCATTGGTATTTGTGTGGCTATTGCCAACTCAACCAATAATCTGCTTAGGCTTCCTGCTGGATGACTTTTGGGTCTGCATCACCGACTATTACATCGGATACTGTTTCCATCCATACTTCAAATCCTTTTACTGGCTTTCCTGCTGCTTCTCGCTTATGTGCGTTATAAGCCAAAAACATTAGATCCCACATTCCAAGTTTTTCTTTTGCTTGGCTTATGGTGTGACCAGTTGTCTTTTCCCACTTTGCCCACTCAGGCGGTTGGGCTACATAAGTGGCTTGCTCGCCTGAGTTATATTCAATTGTAATTGGTAACTTCATTTTTTGCTCCCGTTTCTATTTCTTAACTAAATGTTTCTGTTACTGCTCCACCTGAAACTGTAAATTCAAAATCAACAGTTTGTGCATCAATTCCTGATCCACCTGCTGTTGGGAATTCTGGCTTTACTGGAAACACAAATTGTGCACCAGTTGCAGCTGTTAATGTGATGTTGATGTCTGTATCTGGAGCAGTTTCTGCTGCTGTCCATAGAGCCTCGCAAACTGAGTTTGCCTTGCCCCAGTCAGCCAACATTGATAATGCAAATGTTCCTGAAATGTTTGTGGTCTTATAAGCTGTGCCATCAAGTGTCTGGTATTCCTGACGCTCATTGACCTTTGTTAAAACTGCGCTGGTTGCTTGCGCTTCGATGTCTGTTCCACCTGTGAAAGACAACGAAATATCGCGACCAGTGATTACTACTGTTGCCATGATTATTTCTCCTTAGACTGTGCGTGTGTAGTAGGTAGATACTCGAACATCTGCGATAAGCAAAGTCGATGCTCCGACTGTGGTAACTGTTGGTCTTTCGACCGAGCTGACAATATATCCGCCAGGAATAACTGCCAGAACGCTGATTATTAATTGCTCGATATTGTCGAGCGATGCAGGGTTGCTGTTATAAGCAACTGCAACTGAAATAGTAAAATTAACTTTTGCTCTGATATTGCTTTTATTAATTGTTTCAAATTCTAAATATGGGCTATCTGGAACAACTACTACTGCTGGAGGAATAACTGTTTCAGGCACAAAAGCATAAACATTTCCTGCAACGCTAGATAAGGCAGTTGCTAAAGGTGTGCGAATCTGTTGAAGGATTGTTTCATTAGGCACTATTGAGCCATGCTTTCAGTATCCATATAACTACCCAATAAACCTACACATTTATTAAATAATGAACGACCCATTCTGAAAGGTGTAGGCTGAAAATCTACTCCTTCGATTTGTCCTCCACCGGCAAGTCTAGCTTGGAAAACTTCGACTGAAACTGTGTAGACGGCTGATTGAACAGCTGCATTTCCAACATAAGTTGATCCGCCAGATAAGGCAGCAACTCCGGATGGGATGACATTAGCCTCGAGTATATCGGCATTAGTGATCGATTGTGAAAAGGTATATTGGCTAAGATTATCTGCCAGCACAACTCTTGTTCCGTTGTAAGGTGATCCGCATCCTGTGATGACAACTGATTGTCCTTCGGTGAATTCATGTATTCCTAGTGTAGTGAAAGTAGCGACATTATCTGTCAGCGATACTTTTTCGATTGGAGCTTTGAATGTAACTAACATTGGCAGAATAACTGTTTCTGCGGTATCGATAATTTGATTTAAATAAGTATCATCATAAAGAGAGGAACTTACACCCAATACAGAACGCAACTGGGTCGCGGTGATAATTGTTGGCATAAATTCCTCTCTTAGACTCCCATTTCTAGCTGCCTACCAGCGGGAGCACCAGTAGGCATGAAGTTAGTTACTTAATTAAGCAACCATGAAGCGGTAAGCACCAGCTCCTACTTTGGTGGCAAGTGCGCCATATCCATAGTAAGAAACCTCAATTTGACCATTTAGGGCAACATTGGTTTGTAGGCGTGTGCGTGCTGACTCATACCATGTGTATGAATCTGGATTGATAAGAATTAGCGAGTTATCGCCAGTTGGAGCAGCTGTTGCTAAGTTGCGAGATACACGCAAATTTAGACCAAGTAGATTTCCACCTAATGATTGACCAGTTAGATTTCCACCTTGATTTTGGTTACCAATTAGGTTTTGGTAAATTGGACGACCATTGTCAGCAAGGTTCATAATTGCACCAAATTGCTCTGGTGAAACTAGAATGTTTGTTGCTGTTCCAAGTGTTGATTTGTAGATTGAAACTGATCCATCTGATACGAAATCAAGAATTCCAGCTGCATCTAATGTGCGGTTTCCGCCATCTGTTCCACCGGCAACTAGGCCAGCGATTACTGCAACATCAGTTGCTTTTAGATATGCGAACTCCATTTGACGAACTAACTCGTCAAAAAATGCTGGTGATGAGCGATCAAGTAACTCTACTGAGAATGTTTGTCCGCCAGCATACTTCTTAACTGAAACTGAAAGGAAATTGTTTTCCATTCCTGTTTCGTCAATTGCTGCTGCTTCGCCTTCTTCTCCGACAGTTGGAACTACTGTAATGCGAGGAATTTCGAATGTCATTCCTGCATCTGGTAGAACGCCACGAGAAATAGAATCTACTGCTGGGCGATCTGCGTTTGATAATGGGTTGATGATTTCTGTCAATTGACGAGTTGGAACTAATCCAGCGTTGTTTGATGTTGTGTCATCTGCTGCACGAACATATAACTTGCTCTCATCATTTCCTAGTGCAGCACGAACTGAGTGCTCTAGGTATGTTGCTTTTGAATTGATTGGTGAGCGTGGCTTTGTATAAGCAACTGGTTGATTTGCTTGAACGGCCACTGGCTCAGACTTTGCAGCTTCTACCGCTTCGGTGGCGATAGGAGCTTCTGATGTAATATCAGACACTTTGTCCTCCTGTGTTGTTGTATCCTCAGCGGTTGCTTCGGAATTCTCTGTTGGTGTTTCTGTTGCTGCTACATCGGCAACTCTCGCGCTATCAATTGCAGGATCGGTTACTAAACTAACCTCGATTAACTTTGCTGCACTTATTGACATAACGCCATTTTTGTTTTCCCAATCATCAACCATAACTCCAACGCTAAATCCATCGCGTAAGCCTTCGGCTGCTTCTAATAAAGAATCATCGCCAGCAATTGTTCCAGCAATCTTGAATGTTGCTTCGATACCAGCATCATCAGCTGTAATATCCATTAACTTACCAATTGGTCGTGTGCGATCGTGCTCTAATAACAACTTGACTGGTTTTGAAAAATCAATTGATCCTTTTTCAAATACTGTTGCTCCAGCTGATGTATTTCCGCGCTCGCCCCAAGTTACGATTGTTCCTGAGATTGTGCGCTTGCGATTATCGGCTGCGGTTAGTGTTATTGGGAAATTAATCTTCATCGGATTAAGTCCTCCTCCTCTTGGATTTGCTCAACGCTCATCGCGCCAA